TTTGACCAAACATTAGAAAGCGTTATTGATGATTTAGTATTTGCCAAAGAAAAAGAAAAAGAGCAAAAAAAGATTGATAAATTATGTGAAAACCATATTGTTTGGGGTAAACCTAACGGATATAGTTATAAACAAATTTCATTCAAGGGCAATCCTAAATTTGCAGAGATTAAAAAATCTATTACGGGACAAAAATCGTTGGAAAGATTAATTGACCGAGTAAAAGGGGAATTGAAAGTTGGGGAAATTATTTTCAATAAAAATTTGGAATTGTAATTTCTAATTATTATCTTTGATATTATAAATCAATTAAAACAAATATTATGAACGTAGAAGAAGCAAAAGCAGTATTGAAAGCAAATGGTTACTTTGTAGATAACCTTTGGCACGTGGAAGACGTTAAGTCTAAATTCAATTGTGATGATGATGAAGCACAATACATTTTGGAGCAGTCTTTGACCAATGAAGCAACAATGGAGCAGATTTGGTTTAGTATTGATGAATTTGGAGAAATGGAAAATTTAAAACAAGTAAATGACGATGAAGAAGACCGAAAATTTGTTGATGAAAATTTGGAAGAGTTTAAAAAAATTGCAGAGCAATTAAAAAAGAAATAAAAATATATCCCATATTATTTGGTAGTATGGGATATTATTCTTATCTTTGTATTATAAATAAAACAACAAACATTATGAAAACTTTAAAAATTAAAACGGCAGATTTTATCAATTGGATGTATAATAGTGGTGCAGACCAAGACCAAGAGGATATGGCGTTAAACTTAGGTTATAGAATCATTGAGGGATTATTAGACGGAGGTATAACAATTATGCCACAAGAAATTTTAGATGAGTGTAATCAAGATATTATACCTTTGAGTATTGTTATAGGGTACGAAAATTCTGATGAGGAAATTGGTGAAGTATTTGATGACTATGAAGTTGAACTAATCTAATCAAACGTTATGAAAGCAGAAATCAAAATTAGCAGCAGTTATGGGTTTGACCATAATTGGACACTAGAAGTATCAACACCTAAAAAGACTAAAAGTTTTTATTTAGGACAAGATGTTAAGTTTTGTAATAGAGTGTTGGGAATGGAACCAAGTTATATTATAGAGCAAATTGGTACACGTGAAATTGACCAAGGGACTATAGGGAATAAAAAGTTAGCAGAATTCATTTGCAAGCGTTTAAATGTAAACGGACGAACAATGACTAGTATTGAACCATGGGGTTTGTGTGCACAATAAAATATTAACTATAAAACTAAATCAAAATGGGAATCGAAGAATTATGTATACGAAAAATAGAAAGTGGTATTAGAGCATTAAAATTCAAAAGTAAAAAACCAAGTGAGTTGAATCTTTCTCAATACTTTGAAAAACTTAAAAAAACAAATGAGGGTATGCACGATGACTTATTTGAAAAGTATCGTGGAGCATTAAAAATTTATAAAGAAAGTTTCGAAAACGTTTGGTAGATTAAAAAAAGAATAGTACATTTGTAGAAACAACTAAACAATACAAGTTATGAAAGTAAAAGATTTAATTAAACAATTAGAAAAAATTGAAAACCAAGACGCTGAAATAAATTTATTAGGCAACATTGGACACCCCGAAGACGAAGACACCGATATGTATTTTAACTTTTTGGAACTTTGGGATGATGGTGAAGAAAGCATTACATTATTTGTTGGGTTAACACCCGAAAATAATAAAGAAACTATTTGCGAGTAGTGTTTGTTTTGATTGATGGGAGAATGGGTGGTAGCAATACCACTCATTTTTTTTGGTATGGTTGCCAATGTATGGACGTGTTGGAGTCTAGTCTTCCATTCCCACGGCACGTCTAACTGATTGACCTTACAAATGTAAGATAAAAAAAATTAATATCCTAACAAAAAAAGTTTTTTTATTTAAAAAAGATTTATTATCTTTGTTGAAACAAATTAAATTAAAAGTTATGGCAGACATTTATTCAGCACCGAAAGAAATTAAAGTACCTAACATTAATGGTACTATGCAGAAGTATGCAGAGGAAAGCAAACAATACATTGCAGACCTAAAACAACATATCAAAGATATGGGGTACAAAGGTAAAAACGTTGGGGAAATCGTTAGATTTGCAGTAGCAGACGGATACGCAGAGTATATGGTATTAAGTATGCGACCAATGAAACTTATCCACATACCATTAGATGACGCATATGAATTCCCTTATGCACATTTGATGACAGCAAGTGAAATAACAAAGAAACTTGAAGGACAAAAAATGTTGGAACAATTATTTAAATAAAATAATTTAAAAATAACACTATCAAAATTTGGTAGTGTTATTCTTTTATATTATCTTTACTATTATTAATCAATAAAACAACAAAACAATGGCAACAAGAACATTTAAAATTGGAGAGTATTGCAAAGGGGGTATAATTACCGTGAACGCAACAAAAACTAAAATTACCATTATTGGTAAAGAGTGGGACTACTCAAAAGGTAGCAACAAAGGTAGTGACCAATCCAACGCAAAAGAATGGACACGCAGAGAGTTTAGTACAAAGTTTAGCAATCCTTATAGAGATATGTATAACTTTTTAAGCGACTTGACTACACACTATTATGCAGAGCAAATACTGGAGTGGTGCGAAACTAAAAGTGATATGAATAAACAATTATTTTGGTAAAATAATTAAAAAAGATTTGGATAAGTGAAAACTTATCCTTATCTTTACTGAAACAAATAAAACAAAAACAAATGGAAGCAATTTATATATCCCCAATTGGAATGAAAGTTTATGATAATGGTGATGACATTACCATTACGGGCAACCCTAAAAAAAGCATGACTATAAAAGAGTTTGAGAGTGCTTATGACTTTGAAGAGTTTATACAAGAAAAGATAAATTGTAAAGGCATTGAATTTGATAGCGAGTTTTGTCAGTTTTTCGCTTATGCTAAAACAAAGCAAAGTGCTATTAAGTTTGTTAATCAAATAGAAAAACATTTTGAAAAAGTTAGAAAAATGTTGTAAATAAATTTGGTAGTTTGAAATAAATTACTTATCTTTACATAAACAAATAAAAACAATATATTATGAGAAGTTTAGCAGATTTAAAACAAGCATTGTCAGAGAATAAGCAATTGGTTTGGAATGACCCCGACCCAATCAAAGGAAACGATTACACAATCAATTTCATTGAAGACATTGATGAAGAATTTGATAATGACGATTTTAGTATGTATCCTATTCTAATTCAATACAATGATTTTGGAAGTGAGGCACAAGTTTATCTACACGAAATTATTTTGAAAAAAGATTAAAATAAATTTGGTAGATTGAAATAATTTACTTATCTTTACATAAACAAATAAAAACAATATATTATGGGACAGTATTACAAAGCAGTATTTTTGGCAGAGAACCAAAAACCAATAGCAAGTGTATCATCTTACGACTTTGGAAGTGGTGCAAAATTAATGGAACATTCTTGGGAGAAAAATCCAATGGTAAGATTTGTTGAACGACAACTTATGGTTGCACCACAAAAACTTGTTTGGGCTGGCGACTATGCAGACGAGGAAGACCCAACAACACTTTCAAATGCTGAAATAAAATTATTAGCAGACGAAGAAAGTGAGTATTGGAATAGCAAAGTATTGAAAGAAAAAGGTGTGAACTTATATAGTTTATCTGATACTATCGGTAGAATTACACATACTGAAAGTGTTAAAAGCAAATATGAACACGATTACAAAGGGGTTGCACCTTTGACGGCAAAGTATTTGGTGAACCACGACAAAAAAGAATTTGTTAATAAAACCAAAACACCAAAAGATAGTGACGGATGGAAAATACACCCTTTACCATTATTGACTTGTGAGGGCAACGGCAGAGGTGGTGGTGACTTTTTTGTTAGCACCGAAAAGAAACAAGGCAACGTTGAGTTAATTGGAGTTTGGGCGAGAGATAAAATAAGTGTTGTTTCAAAAAAAGCAGAAATACCAAAAGGCTTTACTGAATTAGTATTTGACCTAATGGAAAGATAAAATAAAATAAGGGTAAAATTAATTTTACCCTTTTTTGTTTGGAATATTGAAATAAATTACTTATCTTTGAAGAAACAAATAAACACTAGAAATTATGGAATTTAAAGAATGGACACTTGAAGAATTTAACAGAATGTTAGATACCAATATTTTATCAACTGATACTTTTGCAGAAAGTGTTGATAAAATAGATGAAGCAGAAGCAAGTTATTTTTATTTATCAATGAATAAAAAAGATTTGATAGATGCAATAAACGCTGAACGTATTGTCTTTGATTTATTAAAATGTAATTTAATATTTGTAAAAGAAATTTGTTTATTTATAGCAACTTATTAATATGAAAAATATAGATAAAATAACACAAACGTTGGGTGGTTATCCAATAAAAGATTTAAGGTACAAAGAAAGAGATAATCTATATGTTGGATTGGTACAAGACCCTATTTGTGGTAAACCAAATTTACACAATGGTTATATTGTGGTTGTATGGAGAAGAAATGGTAAAGTTGAACCACGTTATGGAAGTGGCAGAACTGATTTAGAAATTGATGTTAAATTAGCAAGGGAATGAAATTAGTACAATTTATTTATAACGATAATGTTATAGCACAACAAAGTGCAGATATGGAATTAGATAGAGTTGAAGAAGTTAAATGGTTATTGGCAGACGCATATAAATGTTTGCCCGATGAAATTGAAACAAGGTATGTGGGGTTTAGTTCAATTCCTATTTTATCTAATTACGATGTGAGTAGCAAAGGTATTGAACCATTTAATAGTGGTTACCCAAAACAAGCAGATGGTATACTTATGACATTGGATACTAGTGATGATGAATTTTTGGACGCAGTACAAGGAAAAAATATTGAAAGTTTTATTAATAAACATTTGCATTTCTCATTTTAATTGCATACATTTGTTATATGGAATTTTTAAACATAAAACACAATTCAACTGAATGGGATTACATATGGAACTTTGTTGCTAATCATCCAATCAATGAGAATATTGATGAACCAATGGTTGCATTGAATGGAGGTGAAGAGTGGCAATATATGGGTAGTTATAAACATAAGGATAAAATTATCCACGAAGTTAGACATAGGTTGCACCCAAAAACAAATGGTGTGTATAAACTATCATTAAATGCTAGTGATACGTTTGATGACACTCAAATAGATGTGTTAGCACCTATCAAGTAATACCTTGTACAGAAATCTGTACTCGTGTGGTGTATGGGGGTGTGTGGTGTGTGTTGGGGTGATGAAAAAAAAGTTTAAAAAAAGTTTAAGAATTATTTGGAAGTTTAAAAAATAATTCATACATTTGTAATAAGAAAGAAAGTTTTTGGTAGGTATATGGTGTAGTGGATTAAGTTTCCGAGCATAACCAAAAAAACATATATATAGTGAATAGTCTAACTATTAACTTATCGCAGATTGGGGAGTAATTACCTTGGTTGCCAATGAGTATGCGAGTGTGCTATCTTGGGTGGGATAGCACCACTATATTATAAAGTATTATCGGTTGTGTGTTGTACCTTAAACACTCTCTTGTTTGTTTGTTGTTTATAGTTATGGCGTGACTATTCATATGAGTAGTCACACCCATAATTATTCAAGGGACAAAAGTAATCATTATTTTTCACATAACAAAATAATTTTGTTATTTATATTCATTCTAAATAATTTCATAACGTTCGCATATGGGCGTGACGGAGTCTACTCTTCTACTCTTGTAGCACGTCCACCGACAATACAAAGATTGTAATAATATTTTTAAAAAACAAGTAAAATAAATTTTTTTATTTAAAAAGTTTTTCTTATATTTGCAAAACAATCTAAATTAACAAGCAATGAAGTATAAATTCAAAGAAGTATTAGTATCAAGTTTAATTGTCTTTGGTTGCGTTTATTTATTGAAGACAACTACTATTACTACACACTATACGAAAGTGGCTACAATCAAGCCAAAAGCACCTAAAAAGAAAAAAGTTAAACATACCAAAGTAATGGTAACTATGTATAACGCAGTTGAAGGACAATGTGATAGTGACCCATACACGACAGCAAGTATGTTAAAAATTAATCCATTTAAAGCAAGTGAACAAAAGTTTATAGCAATGAGCAGAGATTTATTAAAACGTTGGGGTGGTAAGTTTGACTATAAGCAAAAAGTTAAATTGGTTGGTTGTGGTGATAAAGACGGAATTTATATTGTTGCCGATTGTATGAACGAAAGATTTACAAATAAAATAGACATACTTGAAACGATTGGCACACCTTTGTATAAATTTAAAAGTGCAAAAATATTTCCATTATAATTTGGAATTGTCAAATGTAAGTATTATCTTTGTTAAAACAAATTAAATAAAACACAATGGCAAATTTTAAACCACAAGTAACGTATATGACAAGTGAAAGTCTACACGATTACAGAGTAGAAAGATATGGTGTAAGAACTGAATACACAACAAAGAAATTCAATACTTATACTGAATTAAAGAAAGCATTAAAAGATTATATTTTGGATAATCATATTGGTGAAGACCCAGTTTTTGTTTCACGTAGCAGACGTGGTGAATGGGGAGAATGGTTTGAGAAGTGGGAAAAAATTAATGGTAAACCTAAAATAACTAAACAAGGGTGGCAGTAGTGTCACCTTTTTTTTATGGTTGGTTGCCGTTCACGTATAGACGTGTCGGAGTCTACTCTTCTACTCTCGCAGCACGTACCTTAATTGTACAATACAAAGATTGCAATAATATTTGACATATGCAAGCAAAAAGTGAAAATAATTTTATTTTTATTTTATTACAAAATAGTTGCAGAATTAAAAATAATGTTTATCTTTGTAGGGTATTAATCAATTAAAATAAAACACAATGGAAAAGTTTGAACAATTAACAAGTTTACAACAAGGTTTAGTAAATAGTTTAATTAGTGAGTTTACAAGGATAAACCCTAAACCAACTAATGGGACATCACGTTTTAGTTTTGATACTATTAATGAGTGTCTAAAAGAAGAAGACAGATTCAAAGAAACTATTGCGAAACACAATCTTACAATGATGAAAGTTTTTGTGACGCAATTTAAGAGTGACATTAAAGAGTTTGAAAAAGAATTTGGTAAAGTGGTAAATGTTGAGTTGGGGTATAGATACCCTAATAGTGAGCAAGACCAACACACGTTGGATAAAATGTTGGAACGAACAAAAGAACAACCATTGGGTGAACATAAAGGTTGGGAAACCCAATTATTTTTTGTCAGCAAAACAAAAAAATATAGTAGTGGTGATAGTCGCTTTGATTATTTTAACAACAAACAATACCACAAAATCTATGTTGATTTTAAACGTGAAATTGTTAAAGTAACACTTGAAAGTGGTAAAGTAGTGCAAGCATACAAAATTGTTGGTTTGACTTATAATACCAACGAATGGTTACATAGAGATAAAGAAAATTGTAAAACATTTATGACATTGGACGAATTGATACAAAGTCATAAACCTACACAACAAAAACTTGTTGAGTTGGCACAATAAAAATAATTACAAAAGATTTGGAATATTGAAAAGTATTCCTTATCTTTGTTATATACTAATTAAAACAATATAAGTTATGAAAATAGAAGTTTATACAATAGATTATCATGGACACGAAGAAAAGTGTATTATTGCTGATAACTTTACGGGAAATGGTGGTGGAGATTGGCACTTGGTAACACTTGGTGGGAATAATGAAACCATATTTAATTGTAATACTTGGAATGAAATGCAAAAATTTATTGTTAAGTTTAAAGGTGTTAAAAAAGAAGTAAAAATAAATTAAAAATAATCATTAAAAGATTAGGAATATTGAAATGTATTCCTTATCTTTGTTTCACACTAAACAACTAGAAACTATGGAAAAGGAAATTAAAAAAGTATGGGAAGAATTGATTAGTCTTTATGACATCGCAGACCAATTAGAAGACAATGGACAAGACGCAGAAGAAGTTAGAATAAAACTAAATAATATTACTGATTTTTTTGTAAAAAACTTTGAAAAAGATTTGCATAAGTGAAAACTTATGCTTATCTTTGTTTTATAAATCAATTAAAATAAAATAGTATGGTAAAAGTTTATGTACAAATAACAGCATTTGATAAGAATAGTGCTGATAACATTGGTAGAAGTATTGTTGCTGATAACAAAGAAAGTTTTAACGAACAAGTTGAGGAATTTGAAAATGAAATACCTTTTACAAAGTTTTATGTTGAAATGGTTGCTGATGATGTTTTAACTGATGAACAATTAGAAATTGTTGAAGACCACGATGTAAATTAATTTAAAAATATATCCTAAAAACAAAACATTATGAGAACTTTATTTGTATCAACTGAAACTTTTACTGATATGTTAGATGGGTTTATCAAATCGGGAGTAACCTTTGAGTCAGAAGAAAAGAATGGAGGTATATTAATTACTTTTACGGGAGGTTATTAAAAATTAAAGGGTATTACACCCTTTTTTTATTGGTTGCCGTTGTTCACGTATGGACGTGTTGGAGTCTACTCTTCTACTCTCGTAGCACGTCTGAATCATTGACATAACAAATATCGGAATTATAAATCAATTATGCAAGAAAAAAGTAAAAATAATTTTATTTTTATTTTATATAAAATGTTGCACAATTAAAAAAGAATGTTTATATTTGTACTATAATCATTAAAACAAAACATTATGAGCAAGACATCAATTAGCAAAAAGTATTTAGAAGTGTTACCAAACGACAAAAACATTACACACTTAAAAGTTGAATTATACTATGATTTAGGTGGTATGAACTATTTTAGTGGTAGTGTTGAGGGTAGAGGTATAAAACTTTCAGTTAGCCCAGTACAACGTAACAAAAATGAAGGTGGGGTTGTATGGGAAAGTTACACAGCATTTAGTGGGTTTAAAAAACTTGTAAAAGAAATGACAAGGTTTAATCAAAAAACTTGTAATACCTTTATTTTATCTGAAACGGAAGAAGAAGAAATCGTTAAAGTAGTATTGAATCATAATTGGTTAAAATTAAAATAAAAAAAGTTAAAAAAGGTTTGCATAATCAAAAGATTATGCTTATCTTTGTTTCATAATCATTAAAACATACACAAGATGAAAATTTCGCAGTACAATTGGAGTTGGTGGTTCGTTTCCACTTTGATAGTTATCCTTATCGGATTAATGGTAGGAATGGGTGGCAGAACACAAACCGAAGAGTTGGTTGCCAATACTATGATGATAGTTGGTATGGTATCGTTTATCCCTTGCTTATATGTAGGGTGTAAACCAACACAAGAAAAAAATTAAAAAAAGTTAAAAAAGGTTTGGAATTGTAAAAACAATTCCTTACCTTTGATAAAAGAAATCAATTAAAAAACAAACATTATGAAAAAAGAATTATTTATTTTGGCAGTATTAGGTATAGTAGGTCAAATTGTTTCACTAGTAGGTATATTTTTCTATTCAGAAACCAATGACGCATTAATGATAAACTTATGGAGTTTTCTAACCTTTGGGTGTTTATCGGCTGTTGTGTTGTTTGTAGACAAGAAACAAACTGAAAACAAGATGAAAGAAGAATTTAAAGATATAGAAGAATTAGAAGAAAATTAAAATATAGTAGGAAAGGGTTTATATGAGAGGAAAATACTCTGCTGAACCTCGTAGACTTGGTAACGATACATCATTGCATAATTAGTTCCCCTTTCCGTATTGTTTATCACTAATTATGCTTTGACAAACCTTTCATATTGTAAATGACTTAGAGGAATGTTTCGTTAGAGGTGTTGTTGGGAATAGGGTTTACCTATTCCCAATTCCTATTTATACAACTTTGTTTTTTCATTTTTATTTTGTTCACGTATGGACGTGTTGGAGTCTACTCTTCTACTCTCGCAGCACGTACCTTAATCGTACATAACAAAGATAGTAATAATATTGACTTGTGCAACAAAAAAAGTAAAAAAAAATAATTTATTTATTTTTCACAATATAGTAGGAAATTAAAAAAGAATGTTTATCTTTGTAAGGTATTAATCAATAAAACAAATTACAATGGGTTACACAACTGATTTTAGTGGTAGATTTGAACTTAACAAGGAGTTAAGTCCAAAGATGGAACAATACTTAAAATTGTTCAACGAAACACGCAGAATGGAAAGAAACACTGATGAAGTGTTTGGAGTACAAGGTGAGTTTTACGTATTTGGTGGTGGAAGTTTTGGACAAGACCACGAAGACAATGTAGTAGATTTTAATGAGCCACCAAGCACTCAACCAAGTCTTTGGAATCAATGGACACCTAGCGATGACCGAATGGGTATTGAGTGGGATTGTGGTGAGAAGTTTTATAACTATACTGAATGGTTAGTTTATCTTATTCACAAAATTCTAGCACCGAATGGTTATGTCCTTAATGGAGTGGTAGAATATAGTGGTGAGGAAGTTGGTGATGTTGGTGAAATAGTTGTTGTTGATAATAGAGTATTTGTCAGAGAGAAATACCAAGATGGCGACAATGGGGAAAGTACACCACAAAACGCACAAAAGTTTGGCAGAGTTAATGGCAACTATGTTTATATCAAAGACTTTATGAGAACTGATGTAGTGTTGATTTTAGATGGTACTGATAACGAATTACCTAATGGGGTTGTAAAGTTATTAGAAAATAACTAAAACATTTTAAAAAAAGATTTGGATAATCGAAAGATTATCCTTATCTTTGTTTCACAAACAAATTAAAACAAAAAGTTATGTTAGGCAAAATCGTTTATTTAGGAATCTTATTAGGAGGATTAGCAGTAATCAAATTAGTGTGTAATTATTTAGATAAAAGAAATGAAATTTAAAGAAATAACCTTAACCCAGCACGAAATGCAACAAGCATTAAAGAGTAGTGTTCACAAGTCTAAAAAAGCGTTTCAACGCAAAGATAAACATAAAAAGAATTATATTAACAAGTTAATGCAAGAGGATTATGTATGATAAAGAAATAATGTTGATTGAAATCTATTATGGGGTTTCAATCAACGCAAAAAACTAAATTGTGTTTGTTTAGTGTTTTGATTATAACGAGGAAGTGGTTGCCGAATGGTTGCCACTTTTTTTATGCAGTAACGCACACACGAAACATATACACGCAACGGAGTCTACTCTTCTACTCTCGTAGCACGTCTTACTGACATAACAAAGATAGAAATAATTTTGATATATCCAACACAAAAATGAAAATAATTTAAAAAAAATTAAATGCTAATTATAGTATGTTGTGGCAACAAGATTCAATGCTTATATTTGTAGTATAACTTTAAAACAATATATTATGGAATGCACATTAGAAAATTTAGAGAGAGTATTTAAAATCATTATTGAGCAACACGCAGACAATAATGAACACGCAGAATTTGACGATGAAAGTGATTTAGTTGATGTAGTCAAAAGAGTAGTTGAATGGTTGGATGAAGAACCTACATTTTGTTGTCAAAATTGTGGTGGTGGGTTTACACGTGATGAAATGGTATTTGGTGATGATGTAGATTTATGTAAAGATTGTGCAAAATAAATTTGCATAATCAAAACATTATGCTTATCTTTGTTAAACAAACAATTTAAAACTTATATTATGTCAAGCAAAAACTTAAACAAAGATTTAGAACAATTAGAAAAACAAGTTTACCACTACTTTAATGAGTTGTTGGAGAAACAAGAAGAAATAGTAATCTTTGATGAATGTGATTTAGAACACGACACACCCGATGATTACCTTGAAATGCGTAATGATATTACGGGAAACGTGTTTGATGTCCACCCACTAAAAGTAACCCAAAATGGAATACTTGTAGTTGAAGCAGACGGAAGTTTTGTAAGACACTTGATTAAGTTGCAAGATTTATCAAGCACACAAGACAAAATTACCCTAATAGAATTAATGGAAAATAGTTTGTAAAAAACTATAAAAAGATTTGGATAAGTGAAAACTTATCCATATCTTTGTTGTATAAATAAACAATTAAAATAAACTAAAATGAGAATAAGTGCTTTAAAAAGAGATATAGATGTTTTAAAAACACATATCCAAATGACATTCGAGGAAATGTTATATCAACAAAAAGAATTTGTTATCTTTGATGAAAAAGATTTAGAAAATGACACACCCGATAATTACCTAGAAATTAGAGATAAAGAAACGGGCAACGTATTTGATGTACACCCACTAAAAGTTCTTAAAGTTGGTAATTACTACGATATTGAAGTAGTAACGGCAGACGGAAAATTTACAAAACATTCAATTAAAATGTGGGATTTATCAATAGAGGATAGAATTAATTTAATTGAATTAATGGACAAATGTTTGGTAGATAATGATAACGAAATATAAACAAATAAACTTGCATAAGTCAAAACTATTCACTATCTTTACGGAAACAAATAATTAATACTATGTATACTTTAATCGACACAAAGAAAAACAAAGAACTTGCAACATTAAATTCTAAACAAGAATTGATTGACAAAGTTAATTTAATCGCTAATGACGATAAATTTAGAATCGCACCAATCAACACTATTGAAGATTGTTTTGAGTATATCAATCAATATACATTGGACTATGATTTAGTCAAAGATAGTGAAGTTAATTCGTTTATCGAAACTTATGGTATTGAAGTTGATGAAAATGAATCAGACCACTATGTTGAACTAATGATGGACGACCACAAATGTATAAAATGGAAAGGTAAAGAATATTATATAGGTGAAAATCTAAATTTAGATGAAGTCGAAGATAGTGTTTATATGATAATAGCATATTCACTACACGTATAAAATAAATTAAAATAAATGGTACTATCGTTTGGTAGTACCATTTATATTTACTATCTTTACATAAACAAATAAACATAAACACAATGAGAACAATTACTGAAAAAGCAATCGAAAAGTTTTTAAATGCTGAAACTTTTAAAAATGGTAACACAAGTGTAGAAGTTTTGCCTAACGTAACAATACTAAAACTATTTGGCAACGCAATCGCTTATCAATACAACGACCCCGAAAGAACCTTATCAATTACTAATTGTGGGTATGAAACGGCAACAACAAAAGAAAGGTTAAATGGTTTACCTAACGTAAAAATAAATCAAACCAAAGGTAAATGGTTTCTGAATGATGTTGAATGGGACGGAAATTTAATTGATGTAAATTAATAACTAAATGGTAGGTGCGACCTATGTACATATTTCTGTACATTGGTTGCCACCACACCCCCTAATTTAATCAATTAGTTGTTATCAAATAAAAAATATAATGTTTGAATAATAATACTTACAATAAGTAAATTATAAGACAAAAAAAAATGAGACTACTTTGGTAGTCTCATTCTTGGGTTGGTATACCCAGTGAGTTCGTTAAAGCCCCACTTGATGTGAGTCTTTTCGCCATAAACGGCAGACGAACTTTTGTATGGTTGGTGAACGTAATCGTTCAACATTTCCCATTTGGTCATTCCCATACCATAGCCGTTATAACGATATGTTCTGAAGAATGCAACGCCATCTTGACGTATACCAACTTGAACTGAACGTCCATACGTATCAGTTCCGTGAAAACAATTTGCTTCCATAACAAAAAGAAAAAAAATAAGTAAGAAAAAGAACTTTTGTCCCTCATTTGGACGATACAAAGATAAACATAATTTTTAAATAACCAAACATTTTTTAATCTTTTTTTATTTTTTTTTATTCCTATCTAATCTTATTTATAACATTAATCTTTATACTATTCTTATTCTTTTTTTGCTTGTATTGTTGCTTGTAATAAACTTTAAATACTAAACCAATACATAATACCAAAACAACTTTAAAACGTCTTAAAACGAATTAAAATAAGAGCAAAAAATAATTTAAAAATAATTCACTTTTTTCTTGCATATCTAAAATCTAATTACGATATTTGTATTGTCAATGATTGATAATCGAGACAAGTTGCTAACCAAAGCAAAAGACTAGACTCCGACACGTCTATACTTTTTTAACGTATGCCAATAAAAAAAAGAGTTCATTTAATGAACCCTTTTCAGTCGGTTAAAGACTTGCACAAGTCGGACCTAACCCACGTTCGATGGATTGTGCGTCCGTTAACGTGCGTCCACAACGTATGCAATTGCCCGTATGCATAACTTGAACCTTCTCATCCAACAAGTCGAACTTGCTTTGTTCAACCCTTTCAAGCACCCAACAAATTGCTGTTGCCGATGGCGAGTTAACCACTTGCCCTTTTTGGTAAATCTTACCCTTGAAATAAGACCCCAAACGAACGAATTTTTGGTACTCTTGTTCAACGCTAATATGCGTGTACCAATTGCCCTTAAATTTAGAACGAGAGATAGCATACGTGTAGTCTTTGCCCGTAGCAATAGACTTAATAGTGAAATCAGAACCACTATTGTTTTTTTCAGCCTTGATAACTGAAAAAAGAGCCGAAGATGAAATAATGTGTGACATAAGGAAAAAATTTAAATGAATAACTTATTACAAAGATAATACTTTTTTTCATTCCCACAATACCTTAACGAAAAAAAAAATAAAATTATTTTTAATAATTGTTTGCATATATCATTTCTATTATCTATCTTTGTTTTGTCAATGATTGATAGTCGAGACAAGTCGCTAAGCAAAGTGAGAGAGTAGACTCCGACACGTCCATACGTGAACGAACTATACTAAATAAAAAAGGGGATTTTTAAACCCCCAATTTTTCAAAGATAGGACGACTAATTTCGTTTCTAATAAGCATAGGTATTAGATACTCAAATAAGTCGTCAGATTCAATCTTTAGACGTTCATACTTAACTTTTGGTATGTCAGCCCTAACGTCATTTCCAACTTGTTCGGCAAAGAATTTTTCACCTTCCCTAACTAATAGACAATTTCCAACTTGTCTTACAACTACACGTAACATAAAGAACGATTTTGAATTACCCTACAAAGATAACATTAATTTTGATTCCCACAATACCCTAACCAAAAAAAAATTAATATAAACGAAAAAAGTCCATAAGGTATAACCCTATGGACAGATTTCTGTACATTTAGTACTCAACTTCAACGTCACGTGCTTGTGCGTGCACGTATTCCAAGAACTTGTCGTCATTCAAGACGATAGGTTCGTGCCACACGATTTCGTGTTCGGTATACGTATACCGATACCCCTCGTTAGACTCGTCTTGTAGCAGACGTTTGAAAGCGTTTATTGAGCGTTCCTCGTCATACATAAGGTAATCAACATTAAGGTTGACTTGAAAGATTTTACCACCTTTCTTTTTCCAATGTTGTGGACATTCCCCTTGACCATCCCACGTGTGAGCAGCATAGTTTTCCTCAACTTGTGCGTAAATGTTTACCAATGTTTTCATAACAAAAAAGTATTAAAAAATAAATAAAAAAAGAACTAACGCCCAACCGAAGTACATATCATATCCTCAATTGAACAATACAAAGATAGGGATAAATTTTAAATAACCAAAACTTTTTTCACTTTTTTTTTTCAAAGTTATTAACACTAAATTGTTAATAACTTTTTTTAAAAAAAAACTTGCATATTAAAAAAATAAAACCCAGGTTGGAGTCTACTCTTCCATTCCCACGGCACGTACCTTAATTGTACACTACAAATATAGGAAGGATAAATTTAATATGCAAGCAAAAGTTATTAACAATTCAATTTTTTTTATTGTTAATAACTTTGAGTGAATTATTTTTAATTTTTTGTTGCAATAGTCAATTTAATGTGTAACTTTGTCAAAGTTATTAATCATTAAAACTTTTAAATTATGAAAACGCAAACACAAAACAACAACGTAGTAGCAGTAGGTAAAACAATCAAAGGTACAACCTTTGTAGGTACTACATATAGAAACGCACAAGGCGAATTAAGTAAACAACTTATCGTTAGTGGTATTAGTTACGAAAATTGTTTAATGAATGATTTTAATTCATTACAAGCAAATCAAACTACTATCTTTGAAAAGTTGGAAAAAACTTATTCTATCGACTTAATTACTTTGGCTTACAATAACCTTTTTTCAAGCCTTGAAAAAAGATTATCTAACCCAGAAACGAAAGCAAAATTATTGGCTGAAAAAGATAGTACAATAGTACGTTCACAAGCCCAAATTGAGGCTTATACGCACCTTGCAAAAGGTATTAAAGTACATAACGAAACAAACGAAATTCATGTGTTTGGTTTAGTAGTTAAAAAACGTGTTTTGGAAGCAGTCGAATACAAAGAAACGAAAAGCAAAGAATTGACAATCGTACAAAACAAAATCAAAAAACTTTGCGACTTTAAGCAAAGCAAATATAAAACTTTCATCTTTCAGCAAGGCGAATTTAAAATGCAAGGATTGACACTATAACAAAAGAAAGTACCGAAAGGTACTTTTTTTTTTGCCTATACATTTTTAATTACAAAACACGTTTTAATTAGTTTTAAGACGTGTTTTTGTTGTTAGGTATACAAAGATATTACTTTTAATAGAAAGTTGCTTAAAACGGCTAATTACCCCCTATACGGCAGTCCTCCCTATGTACCCCCTCCTTGTAACCCCCCTCCGTTAGCCCTCCCGTATGTTGGGTGTATGTGGGGCTTGATGCTGTTCACGAAATTTTTTTTGGGAAAATTTTTTGACTTTATTTTTAGGACCCCTTATTTAAAAAAATTTTTTTCTGGAAAAAGTTGCAACAAAAAAAGGAGACCCCCTATTTTAAAAAAATTTTTTTCGGAAAAAGTTGCAGCAAAAAAAAAGGAGTTAGTCGTTTTTAAAATTATAGTCATATAGGGTTTTTATAAACGCTAGGAAATCTGCTTCTGTAAGTTCATTTTTCATAGTGTTAACAATTGACGCAACAAGGACCACGTTATCTTTTGTGTATCCTTTTTTAGAATCTATTCTATCAATAGAGAGTCCGTATATATTCATTTTAGTATCTTGTGAACCTACGGATGATATGTCAAGAATCTGGCCGCTATATTTGCATTTATAATTTTGTTCTATTAGTAGGTTGTTTATAAAGTCTTCATCTATATCGAAGTTAAGGTCTTTTTTTTTGGCTCTATGTTTTGCTGACAGTATTCTACATTTAATGATATTATTTTTAACCCATTTATGTTGTCTTATAAGATATTTTTTTTTATCTATGTCGGATAGTTTTTGGTATCTTACAGAAGAGTCTTTATTGATGCAGTCTTTGCATTTTTTCTTATTATCTTTTTTAAATTTATTAATATCATTTTGACCACAGATTAAGCAGTTGCAATATAGTTTTGTTGAGTTTTTTAATATTTTATTTAGGATGGATGATGTTATATTATATTTTTCCGTTAAGTCTTTTTTAAGGGCTTCGGTATTAACATATTCATCTATGATAACATTTTTAAGTTTATCGTTAATAAATCTATTATTTTTTCCATCGAATAAAATTTCCATAATAAAACGTTTTATTTAATATTATGGTCTGTATTAAAATAAGTCAATATTTATAAATAAAATTAATTAAATGAAAAATATTATAAAGACATTATTAAGGGAAAGTTTATTGGACGAAGGTACTATTGAGATACCTAACGATGTGATTCAGAAATTTGGGGTATTATTTGATTTAATAAAAACTAATTTGGATGATTATAAGCAGAAGACATTAAATAGGTCTTATAATAATCCTTTGATAGCATTTAAAGATTATTTTAAATTAAAAGATAATGCTGGTAAACCGTTAAATATTGATGTTGGGTTATATAATGATGGTAAAGATGTTGGTGCTGGTAGGATGGATACAATTACAGATACAGTATTGTTAAATTTGGCGTTTTTTGATTATGATGCCAATACTTTTTCAGCTTTGCTTAATCATGAGTTGGTTCACGCTATGGACCCATTGGTTAGGGATAAGCATGTGTTCAATAAGTATTATGATAAGAAGGGTGCTGAGCCTAGTGGTAGTAAATTTGCGTTAAGTAAAGGAGACCCTAAGAGTGAGTATGATAAAAGTTATGATAAGTATTTAAAATCTCAGCATGAATATACAGCAAACATATCTACTTTAATTACGATTATTAGAAAAGTTTTTGGTAAAGATGCGAACAAGCAGAAATGGTTGTGGTGGTTTATTGAGAATTTAACAGCATATAATAAAGCTGATGCTATGTATTTTGGTGTTGTAGAACATATGGAAGATATAAAAGCTGCTAAATTATTTAAGAGTGAAAATGATTTATATAGTTTTATTGTTGAGTTATTTTCTCTTAAACCTTTAACAGCTGATGAGAAAAGTTATAAAAAATTAAAAAACGACATTTATAAGGGATTACAAAAATAATTTAAAAAAACTTGTAATATAATAAATTAGTGTGTAGTTTTGATAAAAACATTTATTATGGAGTTCAAAATTAAAGAGTATGATTTAAGATTTATCGTTGATAAGAATATTGTTTTAAAGCATGACACTATTGTTTCTTTAAGCTCTACCCCACCTACAACAAAAGAAGATTTTTATTGGGTTGATTCTATCTCTGATGATTCATTGGGATTTATGTATGGTTTATATGGTATTGATGAAAAATATCATGGTGGTAGTTTATATCCTTTGCTGCCAGTTATTGTTTCAAATGAGTTATTAAACATAAGCGATTTATTTTACGTTAACGGTGTTATACATGAAGTAAACGGATTGTTTATGGATGAAGAGGAGAGATGGAAAGTTATTGATGAGAACGGTGGACTTTTTTATGAAGCTGAAGTTTTAAAATTAATTGCCACGCCAGACCAAATTGGTTGGGTATATAATGAGGGGCCACCACACGACCATAATTATAACTGGGTTGATTCAAGATACTTAGAGCAGATACACAATAGATTATTTATTAACTGTGTTAAGGATGGATTTAAGATTACAATTGCGGTTGATGAGGAATGTGTTGTTGGTGGTGAAGAATGTAGGGGTGAATTAAGGTTGGTTCCTATGCTGCATGAAGACAAAGCGATTATTGATGGGTATGGATTATTAAAAAAATCTTCATCAGTATTTGTTTATTAGAAAAAAGTTTTTTACATTTGTGTTTTAAAATAAATTTATCATGAAAAACAAAAAAGAACAAAGTGAGTTTACTAGTACGTTATTGCATAAAGATGTTAATAATGTAAAAAGGGATAGATTGGTTGATATCTACAAGCAAGACAAACAAAAAGCCAGAATCATATTTGAGAATGCTAATAGAGACGGATACAGTGAGAATACTATTTGGTTGTTTGAATATCCCAACAAAGATTTTAGAATTGTTTCATTTACCAACAATATTAGTTTTTCAAAAAACAATATTATGTATAGACGTAATAAGACGAACCATATCTTCATATATAAACATGAGACCAAATCTTTTTACTTTAAACTTAATGGTCTTATGAAACCGTTGACTGTTGCAAACTTTAATGCGTTTACCAATTGGAAAGTTAGAGAACATTTTATTAATAAATTTGGTTGGTTGCGAAATGCTTTAGATGTTACTAGTTGTTATTCATTAACGTTGACAACCATTAACAAGAAGAAGTTATTTAACAAGGAAAAATTAATAAAGCATGTATATGGTGTTAACCATAATGTTGCAAAAGTTTTGGATATTGCTATTAAGGAAAATGATAATATAAAGTTTCTTTGGAAGCAGTATAAGCATTTGTTTATAAACTTAGATAAACTAACGCCAGAATTTTTTAAAAACCATTTAATTTATGACACATGTAGATTTGCTCAATCTTTTGGTGAGAAAATAAATTGTGCATGGAAAGCGAAAAGGATTAAACAGTTTCATGACATGTTGTATAAAAAACACATTGATGTGATATTAGAGTTTGAACCGTTATCGATGTTATCAAACAAAACGGTTTATTTAGATTTTGCTGCTTTTTCTAATTATCAGATTCTTAAAACAAATCATGATTTAATTTCTGAGGGTAAGAAACAAAGTCATTGTGTTGGTACATATGGACCACAAGTAAACAATGGTACATGTTCTATATTATCTATTGGTCAGTACACGTTAGATTTAAGGTATGGAATTCAATGGAATAGACCTAAATTAAATATGATGGATTCAGAAAAAACATTATTTATAAATCAGTTTAGAGGTTATGGCAACTGTGACGCACCAAAAGAATTGTATGACGAGGTTAACGCATATTTAGATGAGTTTAACAAAGATATTAAAAAGTATGAAGAAGGTTTTAAGAAAGAGTGTATGAATGTTTTCCATGATAGTTTACCAAATCCATTGGGTGAGTTTATTGAAGATGATTTACCGTTTTAAAATAAAAAAGGGGTTTTGCAACCCCTTTTTTTATTTTTTAAATTTAGCACTTAAAGTTCTAAACTCTCGTTTTTCATCATTTGTTAGTTCTTGACCACGTTCTTGTTTTCTAACTAAGTCTTGGTAAGTTCTATATCTTCTTTTATCTTTATCTGATAATGAGCTAATATCGAAATCTGGTTCATTTCTAAGACTAATTAAATCTCTTTCACCTTTTTTGATATCATTGTTTTGTAAATATTGTTCTGCGTTTTCTGAATCTGATTGTAAGAAAGTTTTTATTTCTTCTTCGGATGGTTCTTTACCTACTTTTTGTTTATATGCGGTTCTGAAATCCATTCTTAATTTTTGTTTTTTTCTTTCTGGGTCAGCAGACATTTGTTGGTAAGAATCAGTATTTTTGGCATCACCATATGATGTATATGCATCAAAACCAGGGGTATTAATAATAACGTAATCCAATATCATTTCACCATAAATCAAATAAGCTTTTATTATTGCATCTGAAGCTGGAGAACCAGGCACATCATAATCTACGTCAACAACACCATCTAACCCTTTATCATTTATTAAATTAATAATATTTTGTTTTAATTTTGAATCTTTAATTCCATATATAAAACTAACTAATTTTTGGTTATCTTGTAGGTATTCAGTTTCTTTTGAAAATTTTCTACCGCTACTTGTTTTAATAACAGAATTATCGTCAGCTGATTGTAAACCTTTTCTAGTAATAGCAAAATTATCTCTAGGTTCATTGGCTGACCCAAGTGGTCCGTTAGTGTTAAGACTGTGTTCGATACCTCTATTAGCCATAATATTAAACCACATGTAACTAGCGTTTTTTCTAATAAAACCTATTTTATCATTTTTTTTATTATTAGCAGCAGATACAGTATTAGTTCCCAATCTTGCGTCACCACGTGGTGAAATTAATATTGGTAATACTGCTTGACCTTCATATTCACTATCAAAATATTGTTTAACATTATCATCTACATCAGAGTTAGGACCATACATTTCTTGTGCTTTAGCAATCTTAAACATTGTTTTAAAAACGTCAGACATACTAGAGTCAAAATCAGATTTGGCTTCTAACATATTAAAGTTTTTTCTAAGTGATTCTTTTATTAGTTTTTTAATATTAACCATAAGTTTTTTATTTTATAAATATATAAATATTAATATAAGTGTTTGTTTTGTTAAAATAATAGAGTATATTAGGGAAAAATAAAGTATATGGATTTAAAATGTATTAATGATTGGGATGCTTATCATAGAAATCGAAAAACAAAACCTATTGATTTTAAGATTGATTTGAAGATTAAAACATGGGAAGATTATAAAATTGAGATGGAGTTTAAAATGAAGCAAACTCTTATATTGGCATTTTGTGACCCAGAAACTCATGAAGCTTTTTATTTGCATGAACACGAAAAATGGCATCTTATAAACGGTAAACGTTACGATGACAAAGAAATAAATTTTAAAGATAACTGGGATTTGTTAATGTATGCTGTTGAATGTATTGAGGGAATGGGTTATTTCAGCACTATTGAAAAGTTCAAAGATGTAAACACACATAGAATGTGGTTCAATGAATGTGCAACGTTTGCTGAGTATGGCAGCGGTGCGAGGGAGGTGACAAAAAAAGAAACAATATATGAAGCAGTGTTAGATTTTTGTGAAACATATGTTAAAAAGAATTTAGATAAAATAATAGATAATGGTGGAAAAATATAAAATAACAGAAGAAAACGCAAGTGGTAATTGTCCAGAGTGTGGACATTCATGGGACAAAGGTGATGCAATGGATGCATTAAAAAGTAATTACCCTACGTTAAATGAAGAGGATTTATTGAATCAAGCTAAAAGGTTATATAATTGGACACCAGAGAACCCTAGAAGGTTCAGTCATTTAATTTATATTGAACCATCAGACGGTGATTATGATTTTACTGGACAGAACGGTTATTATCAATGTCCTAATTGCAATATTGCATGGGATGATATTGATGGGTCTAGGACTGAAAAGTATAAGGTTATATTGGATGACCATGGAGCCATGAAAAAGTTATTGAACGAACTTATGGAGAAGAACAAAAATAAATAATCTTTAAATAAATTTGACAATTTGTTAACATCATATTACCTATGAATTATCTATTTATAGGTATGGAAATAATGTTATCAATTGTTATACCTTGTAAAAACGAAGAAAGATACATAGGTAAGTTATTAGATTGTTTAGTTGAACAGAATTTACCACAAAATGTGGAGGTAATCATAGCTGACGCTGAATCGACTGACAATACAATCAAAATTATAAATTCTTATTTTGATTTATTACCCAATTTAAAAATAATAAAAGGTGGTTTGCCATCTGTTGGAAGGAATCTTGGTGCTTTAGAGGCTGAAGGTGAAATTTTATTGTTTTTAGATTCGGACACTTATTTTAAAAACACAACATTAATTTTAGATTCTTTAAAAGTTTTCAAAAAAAAGAGAGCTGATTTATTGGGTTGTTTATTAAATATTGAAAACAATTTAAAGATAAAGATTGTTTATAGTTTTTGTAATATAATTTTCTATTTATCAAAATTAGATAAACCATTTGTTGTTGGGTCTTACATGATGATAAATAAAGATATGTTTTTCAAGATTGGTGGTTTTGATGAATCACTTATGCATTGTGAAGATTATTTTCTAAGCAAAGAAATAAACCCAGAAAGATATGTTATTTTAAATGAATACACATATACTGATGATAGACGTTTTAAAAAATTGGGAGTGATAAATATGATAAAATATTTCATAAACAATACAATAAAGAAGAATAACAAAGAGTATTTTAAAAAAGACGTTGGTTATTGGTTATGAATTATAGAACGGTTATAATTTCGGATTTACATTTAGGTTCAACTTATTCTAGGACAGAGGACATATCTAGATTTTTGGAGGAGATTAAATGTGAGACATTGATATTGAATGGTGACATTATTGATGGATGGGCTTTAAAAAGAGGTAACTCTTGGTCGCAAGAACACATGAGATGTGTTAGAAAGATAATGAAAAAGGCTTATAAGACTAAAGTTTTATGGATTAGAGGGAATCATGATGATTTTTTACATGATTTTATACCAATGAGTTTAGGTAATATAAAGATTATTGAGAATTATGAACTATATGCTTTGAATGGAAAGAAGTATTTAGTGCTGCATGGTGATATCTTTGATGTTTTTGTTAACGAAATGAAATGGTTGGCCAAGATTGGTTCTATTGGTTATGATTTAACACTTTGGTTAAACAAGTGGTATAACAAATACCGAGCATTTAGGGGTAAGGAATATTTTTCATTGTCAAAAAGAATAAAAAGTTCTGTAAAGAGTGCAACTAATTTCATTGGTGATTTTGAAAACCATATGGTATCGCATTCAAAGTCGTTGAATTTTGATGGTGTTATTTGTGGACACATACATAAAGCTGAAATCAGAGTTATTGATGGTATTGAATATATGAATTCTGGTGATTGGGTTGAATCTAATACAGCGTTGGTTGAAGACCATTCTGGTAATTGGTCGCTAATTCATTATTAACTTTTAGGTGGTCTTTTACTGGTACTTGATTTTGGTTTAAGTGCCGCAGCGATTTTAGCTTTTGGGTGTATTTTCTTTTTATCTGTTGGTAATTTCTTTTTCTTAGGACGTTTTTTATATTTTTTAACTTCAAATATACGTTCTTTGAATGGTTTTAATTTTATGTTGTAAGGTTCTCTTTCTAGCAGACTGATATCTAATGTCCATTCATGTTTAGAACGCTCTTTATGGGTCTCAAATGACTCTAAAATATGCTTCTGTATTTGTTCCATTGACCATTTGTTTACGTTAGCTAATTGACTATAGCATACTTTTTCAGACCCCATGGCCATAGCTCTACCTATATGTTTGGTCAAATGGCAGTTTGGACACAGTGATATAAGACCTACTAGTTTTTGAATATGGTTTTCATCATCGTATTCCCATATTTCGTGACATTCAACGTTATGTCTTTTACCTTGATTTTTACCAGTGTCGCCACAGATTTCACATTTGTTACCAGCGGCAGTGTAGGATATTTTTCTAATTTTATCCCATTCTTCTGTTTTAACAGTTGTTCTTACATTTGAGTAATGACATGTTGTTGGGATAAGTTCTACCAATAATTGTTTTTTAGTTTTTGCCATGATAAAAAATAATATTTTTTATTAAAATGTAAATAATTTGTTTTATTTAAAAAATATTTATAAATTTGTAAAAAAAAGTTATGAAAAAAATATTTTATTTATTTTTAGTTTTATTTTTATTTTCTTGTGAGAAAGAAAGTAAATTTGCAAGTGATACTTATAATTATAATTTTACATCAAAAGAAGACACCAAAAAAATTTCTAGATGGGGAAAATTTTTAGTTATTGGTGGCACGATGTTTATTAATAATCATGAAACTGGTGAGATGGTTAAGTATAGTCATTTTGACAGTTTAAAAACTGTTTCAAGTCTAAGGTGGGGTGGGGCATACTTTGATATTGAAAATATTGAAAAGGATGTGACAACTTATTCATTTTATAAACCGTTTAATTACCCAGGTAATGGTCGTTTAATTATTAATGATGATTCCACAAAACATTATATGGTTAATTATATTGGAATGAATACAACAATAATTGAAGACCCAATAGAAGGTATGCAGCAACAATTGATGGGTGGTAGTTCAAGACCTTTTACTTTGTATGTTATAGATTATGAAAATAAGATTTTAGGTATGAGAATTAACCAAATAGAATGTAGTATTAATGGTTATAATTGCAATACTTGGAATGAAATAAGATTACAAAAAATTGAAGAATGGTAACTACAAGTTTAGATATTGTTTTATTGATAGTTTAGCGATATCTTCACGGCAATAAAATACTAATTTAAGGACTGACAATAAGTCACCCCTTAATTTAATATGTGATTGTTCATCGCTTAAAAAATAGACACCACCGTTATCTAAAACAATTGCTCTTTTGAAACGAGTTTTATCTTTTATCCTCATGATAGGATAATTTCGTTTCAAAAAATTAATAATTAGTTTATATTCGGTTTCGTCCATTTAAAAAATATTATGGTCACCAATATGGTTATCCCATTCATCAATAATAACAATTTCTAATGCTTCATTTTCCATACAAATAAATATGCAGCTTAATTAAAAACTATATGCAAAAATTTAATAATTATGTTTATTTAAGTATATGTGAAATAACTTATAAATTATATAAGTCATCTCATTTTATGACTTATGTTAATTATTGTAAAACCTTAAAGGTTTCAATAGAAACCAATTCTATCGATAATAAAGAAACAGCACAGATTATAAAGGTTTTCAATTATCTGAATAAAATATATGGTTTTTCAGATGTTGAGTCTTTAGATTATTTAAAAAAGTTTTTAAAATTAGACACTTTAATTGAGTTTCAGAAGTGTGTGGAGGCTGAAAAAAACGCTAGTGGTAATTTGTTTGATTAGTATGGTTTAATTTTGATTAAACCATTTTTATATTGTACTTTTTTGATTTGTAGGTATTCTTTGATGATTGATAATACATAGTCAGTATTTAATGGAGGGCAAAATATTAATCTAGTTAAATCCATTAGTTTATTTATTGCTGTTTGTTCTGACCTTTTATGGCCGCAAACATAAATATAAATTGCTGGATGTGAATCTGGAAACTCTTTATTTAAAAATCTTAATATAATTGTTTTATCAGTCATTGATTTTTTGATTTATATTTAGTATATTTATAACTATAACAAAAATATAAATTTAAGTAAATGGCAATAGACGTTACAAAAAACAATTTTGAAGATGTTTTAAAAGAAAAAAACATCACAGTATTAGACTTTTGGGCCCCATGGTGTGGTCCTTGCAAAATGCTGCTTCCAGTGATTGATTCATTATCTGAATCTAACAAAGACAATAGCGTTACTATCGGTAAGGTTAATGTTGATGAGAACATTGATATAGCACAAAAATATTCAATTAGAGGTGTTCCAACAGTTATCTTTATGGATAGCAAAGGTGAGGAACTAAATCGGGTTGTGGGGTATAAAGACGAAAAAAGTTTTCAAGAAATTATCAACCAATTATTAAACTAAAAAAAAGGCCCCACAAGGGGCCTTTTTATTTTAATTAAGATATTTATAGATATGAAAAAGAAAATTATAATAACAGAATCTCAATTAAAAACTCTTAAACAAAATCTATTTGAAGCTAATGCTCATAGCAACATGGTTAAGACGTTAAAAGAGTTTTTAGACAATTATTATGAACGAGTTGATGCATACGTTAGAGAGGGTGGAGAATACTTTAATGAAATCAAAATAAAGAATAAGATTGATGAAGAGTTAATGTCAGTAAAGTCATTATATGAATACATGAATTATAAATTTGATGTTAATGAAGAATTTATAAAACAAGTTATTAGAGACTGGGTTTCTGGAACAATTAATGATGATTATCAGTTGAGTAAAAACGTATCATTATAATGAGATGAAACTTAAATCTAAAATAAAAAAGATACTTAGAGATAACTATGGTAATTTCATTACTAGATTAGAAACTGAGTATGAATATAAGTTGACTGAACAACTAATCAATGACAATAAAAAGATTGAATGGTTGACTTATAATCAAGTTATTTTAGAGATTAAAAATTCATTAAATGATATGGTTAAGGTAAAAGAATTACAATATAAACTAACTGATAATTTAGACCCTAACGCTGCTTGTATTGAAGTCATAGAGTCTTTAAATTTCTTAAATCCAGAGTTAGAAAGGTTATACTATAAAATTAAAAATTTTTAATTTAATAATATAAATTTTAAGGTTAATCCGAATGATTTTGATATTTATTAGTAAATAACTTTTATTAATAAATTTAACGATGACAACAAAAAAAAGTCTATTAAACCAGTCAAATAAAAACAATCGTACATTTTTAGATAAAGCTTATAACACTTACATTAGTAACATTTTAGATACAATTGATGAGGAGAAGGCTGGGAGATGGGAGATATATGAATTAATTATCGATGAGATTAAAAAAGACACAAAAAGAGATTACATAAAAGAAGTAAAATATCGTTTTAGTGATGGTGAAGACCATAACAAAGTTATATTAGAAATCATAGATAGGGAGAACGAAATAGTCAACGATTTAGTTTGGTTTTTAAAGAAAAGAATTGAGGAATTTATCGATGAAGATTATTTTAATCAATTTTTAAAATAAGATTGATTAAATCATTTTATTTTAGTATATTTGAATAAAATAATTTTATATGGAACAAATAAACGTTAAAGATAGATTAACTTTTTTAGCTGAATTGTTTGATGTTTTCGAATGTGACTCTAAAGATAATCAAACAAATATAACCAATAAATTAGAACAATTGGTTGGACAAGGTTACACACCACAACTTATTAAATCAAGTTTTGGTGAAGTGATAGGTATTTTATCTGAAAAGATTAATGAAAAAGAACGTAAATTAAAAATAGTTAGCGTTTGTTCTTCAGTATTTTCTGATATGATTGGTGCCGACCCAACAGATAATAAAATTTATTTGCAATGGATGTTAAATTTATTTACTAGATTAATCAAGGATGACAACAAAAACTCTATTGATATTGCTGTCAGATTGGTTATGGAAGATTTACCACAAGCAAATAAGTATTTAACTATTTTTGAGGACAATAAGAGGAAACGAAAATTTAAAGAATTATGCAACGGTAGTTACATTTTAAAAGATGTTAAAGACCCAACGGACATTAATCAGTATAAATCGTTATCCCAATTGTTTGACGCTGTTGACCCATTTATTGAAAAGACTCCAAGTGCGTTAGAAAGAACACTTTTAAAATTTGTAGAGATAGGTCAAGCGGAGATACCAGTTAGAGATAGAAAGTTTACTCTCTTTATACCTAAATCAACAGAAGCCAATGTAGCTTTTGATAATTTTGCTAACTGGTGTACTGCTAGGAAAGGTAATGGTATGTTTAAAAATTATACAGAGAATTATAAAAAACCTAACGGTGATAAGTCTAATATTTATATTATAGTACCAAACGAATTCTTTGAAGGTAAGACTAGTGAGGTGTTTCAGATTCACTTTGAAACTAATCAGTTAAAGGATAGACATAATGGTCAGAATGTAAGTATTTTTGAGAAAGTATTAATGGAGAGTGAAGGTATTACTAATTTTTTCTATGAAGAATTAATAGGGATGGCCAAGGCACATAAAAAAGGTATTGAAAACAATGTTTATTTAGATTATTTAATTAAGTTTGGTTTTGCAGAAAGTCTTTTTGAATTGATTGAAGACACTACACCGACAATAAGATTTATGACAAGAGAAATACCTAGGTTGCCAGATATTAGTAAGTTTAAAATTTTAGACCAATTAATTATCTGCAATGCTAAAATGGTTGAGCTGCACCCATCTATTGGTAAATTGGATAAGTTAGAAATGCTTGTATTGACTGAAAACAATATTAAGTCATTACCAAAAGAGATTGGTAATTTGAAAAAGTTACAATTTTTAAACATAATTGGGAATCCTATTACGGAGATTCCAGAAGAAATAAAATATTTAGACAAATCTAACGGTGGGTCTTTATATAGAATAGGTGTAAAAGAAGAAGACATAGGTTCTGAAAACTTTAAAAAATTAAAGGAGTTGTTACCAACAGCTTTAATTTAAAGATAAGGGGACCTAATAGGCCCCTTTTTTATTTTAATATAATACGTTATGGAATGGAAAAGAAACGACAAATTAATCGATGAACCAATAATTGAATATTTGGAAAAAGTTATCGAAGAAGAATTAACTAAAGGTTATTCAATGAGAGTATCAATTGGTACTGACTCACAAAAAGCTGAAAAAGGAACTTATAAGTTCGCTACTGTTATCCTTATTAAAACAAGTGAGGATTTAGGTGGTGTTGTTGTTGGACGTGGTGGTTTAATCATTTCGTCAACATATTATCATGCCTTTAAACAGACTAATAAAGAGTTGGTTAATGAGAGAATGGTATATGAAGTTGGTAAGTCGGTTGAAGTCGCTTATGGATTAGCACCGTTGTTAGATTTATATGATATTCCATTAGAAATACACGCTGACATTAATCCAGACCCAACACATGAGTCTAACAAAGCTTTACAACAAGCTGTTGGTTATATTTTAGGTATGGGTTATGAGTTCAAGGTTAAACCAGATGCATGGGCTGCTTCTTCTGCTGCCGATAAAAAATGTTAATTAAATCTTTATATTTTGAAACATTATTTATATATTTATACTAAAATGGTTATTATGAAAAAATATGGGTTAACGAATAAATCTGGAGATGTTATAAATACAATTTCAGCTAATAATTTTGAAGAAGCTATAGAATTCTTTTGTTTTAGAAAAAAATTTGATAGGAACACATTATTGCATTTATTTGATGTGGTTGAAATTGAAAATTAATTTTTAATAAATTGTGTTTTTTAAAAAATAACACATATTTATAAATAAAAATAAGATTTAATTAAAACTTAGAAAAATGTCAAACGGTAAAAAAGTTGTTGCTATTAAAGAATCTAAATTAATAGATTTGATAGATAATATTGTTAATGAAGCTGTTGCTATCCAAAAACAAGAATGGATTCAAGAAAACGCTAAAGCTAACGAGAATAAAAATGCTATCTTAGAAGGTAAAATTGCTAAGTTAGAAGCTAAATTCAAAGCTTTAACTGAAAGTAAAAAATAATATCTATCGTTTAGTAAAGAAATTAAAATTAGGTTGGGAAATAATTCTCAACCTTTTTTTGTTTTGAGTTCATATTTATTTTAAAAGTTTTATGAATTCAATTATTGAAAAGTTACAAAGAGAAGAAAAACCATTAACATCAGTCGTAGAAAAAGATGAGTTTATTGTTGCAAGCGAAACAGCATTTGATTGTTTGTTTGATGGAACTTCAACATTTTACCCATGGAAATTACCTTCTACCCTACCCAAACAATTTAAGATAGGTGTTATTGTAGGTTCTAGTGGTTCTGGTAAATCAACTTTGTTAAAACATTTTGGTTTGGAAGAACAACCAACATGGGATGACAATAAATCAATCATATCACATTTTGAAAATCCAGAGGACGGAATCAATAGATTAAGTTCAGTTGGATTCAATTCTATACCATCATGGTATAAACCATATAGTGTATTATCCAACGGAGAGAAATTTAGGGCTGATTTAGCTCGTAAGATAACATCAAATGCTGTCATAGATGAATACACCTCGGTAGTTGATAGAAATGTTGCTAGAGCGGCTTCTGTGGCTTTATCTAGATACGTTAAAAATAATGACGTAACAAATATTGTAATATCCACATGTCATATGGATGTGGTCGAATGGCTGGAGCCAGATTGGGTTATTAATACGGACACGGGTGAACTGATGGACGGTTTTTTTTTGTCCGCCCAGAAATCAATGTCAAAGTATATCGCACAACAAATGATGGTTGGGGAATGTTTAAAGACCATCACTATTTAGATTCAAGTATAAATAAAGCGTCTAGATGTTATGTTGCAGTATGGGAAGATACGGTTATTGGTTTTTTATCATCAATAACTATGCCTAGTGGTACATTAAAAAACGCATGGAGGGGTCATAGAGTCGTTGTGCTGCCAGATTTTCAAGGAATGGGTATAGGTGTTAGATTTATTGAAGCAGTCGCTCAAATACACTTAGATGAAAGTCATAGATTTTTTTCTAGAAGTTCACACCCTAAGATGTATGATTATATGATTAAATCGAATAAATGGAAACCAACATCTAAGAATAAGAAATTAAGGACTGACGTAACGCATGATAAGTTATTCAACAATCATTACGTTGATAATAAAAGAATATGTGGCAGTTTTGAATATATTGGTGAAATAAAAAAGGAGGTTTAAAACCTCCTTTTCTTATTTAGTTACCATAATATTTTATTGCGTCTTGAGCTGTTATACCTATTCCTTTTTCTTGCATTTCTTTATTGAAATCTTGTTGTTGTATTGGTCCTTGTTTGATGTAATTTATTGCATTTTTAAAATACTCTGAATCTCTAATAGTTTTTAAAGGACTTACACCATAAGGTTGTTTACTAGATTTAGCAACTGTATAATCAGCAATTTTATCACCTTTATTAAAAGAAGCGTTGCTTCTCATTTCTTCTTTTTTTGTTTGACCAAAACCATGTATTGCTAATTCTATTTCAGATGGTTTTTCCTTGAACGCCCAACCACCACTAGCATTACCTTGTTGGTCTTTAAATAATTTAGCCTTAACAGTTTTAGTTTGACCATTATTTGCAGTAACTGTTATTAATTTAATACCTTGTTGTTCTTCTTCTGGAGTTAAAACAGTGTTTTCATCAGCAGCGTCTACAACAGTATATTCAATACCATGTACGTTTGTGTTATAACCATGTACATCACCTTCTTTAGCACATGATTGAACTAAACCACTTGCAGCGATTAAACACGCAAAAACAAATTCTCTAGCACCTTCTTCTAAATTAGGGTTTAATAATTTTTCTTCTCCATTAGGGTATATTAATTTTACTGGTACATCGTCAACCATATCTGCTGGTACACCAGCTTTCATTAATTCATTATCTAAATTTTTTGGTTCGTTTGGTTGTAGATTTTCTCTAAGCAATTTTTTAATAAAACTTTTTGTTTCATTTGTTTTTTTACCCCAATACTTTTTAGCTTCTTTTTCCATTTTTTCAATTCTATCATAATAATCTGGAAATTCAGATACATGGTCTTCAGCAATTTCAGTTTGTTTTTCTTCATCACTAGTGTGCTCAGATTCAATCTTTTTTCCTTTTTTTATTTGGTCTTTAACCATTTTTGTTGTAACATCAAATTTATCAGCAATTTCTTTTGGTGTTAGCTTATCAGCTTTACCACCTTTTAATTTGTTTGATTCGTTAAGTTTTTTCTTATCCATAATTTTTTTTATTAAATTGAAGGTGATTATAAACACTGAACCACCAGGCAGCATAAACACAGCACCATACCCTAAACTTTTTAAAAGTTTTTTAAGGTCATCACCTATTTTTGTTTTTTGTTCTTTTGTTAATTCTTGACCAGTTTTGATTGATTTAACAATTGTCTTTACTGCATCTGAAGTGTTAACTACATTATCTTTGATTGAATCTTTAATGTTAACTATCGCAGCATACATTTTATCTCTACCTACAGCGATTAAACTTTCATTTAGTTCTTCTAATTCTTCTGTTTTAACATTAGCGTGAAGAGCACCTAAATAATCATTAACATCACCAGTAGTACAACCAACTTTTTTTTCGCTACCTTTTTTATAAACGCAATCTTTATCACCAACTTCTCTATGTGTATATGGCATAATCTTATTCGTATATTTCTGGGTGTATTCTACCCCATTTTCTTATTATCACACCAGCAACTGCATTAGCTTCATTTTCAAATTCACTACCATCCGCACCTGGGTCTTCCGCATCTTCAAAAGCACCACTTATATTTTGTTTATGATGAACTAATTCATGAGCAATTGACCTACATACATCGATAATTGCTCTATCTTTAACATAAATCTTAACTCTTTTATCACCATTATTGTAGTAAGCTGTTGTTCTTAAATCTGGTGTTTTTTTAAACGCTAATTCAACTTTAACATCATCTTCTATTTTAAGATAATCTTTTGCAAAATTTACGAAATCAGCAACGTCTCTAACATCAGTTTCATCTTTTGTTAAAAGTCTTTCTCTTAATAATTGTTTAATTGTTGGTTTCATACATATAAATATAAAAAAAGGCTGAAAAAAATTCAGCCTTTAATTATTATTTTGTTTTTTTAGTCTTTGCTTGCTTTATGACCAATTCTTCTTTCTTCTCATCGAATGAAACTTCTATGGTTTCACCCTCTTTGAAATTTTCATTTAGAATCTCATCGGCTACTGTGTCCTCAACATAATGTTGGATTGCTCTAGCTAATGGTCTAGCACCATATGCTTCGTCATAACCTTGTCTTCCTAAGAATTCAATAGCTTCTTTGGTCACATTTAATTTATAACCCATTTCGATTACACGTTCTTCAAGTTTTTTGATTTCCAAGTAAATAATTTTATGGATATCTTCTTGTGATAAACTTTTGAATACGATAGCTTCATCAATACGATTTAAAAACTCTGGTTTGAATTTTTTCTTTAATGCTTTTTCAATAATTGAACGAGCTCTATTTTCTTCACCAACAATTGATGCTGCTGTTTCAAACCCCATTGTTTGACCAAATGTTGCAACTTCTTTAACACCAATGTTTGATGTCATAATAATAAGAGAGTTTTTAAAGTTAATTTTTCTACCTAAACCATCTGTTAGATGTCCTTCATCTAATAATTGAAGTAAAATATTGAAAACATCTTCATGTGCTTTTTCAATCTCGTCAAATAAAATAACACAATGTGGTTTACGTCTAACTTTTTCAGTTAACTGACCACCTTGGTCATAACCAACGTAACCTGGAGGTGGACCTACTAATCTAGATACCGAATGTTTCTCCATGTATTCTGACATGTCAATTCTAATTAAAGATTCTGCGTCACCATAAACTTGCTCTGCTAAAAATTTAGCTAACAACGTTTTACCGACACCAGTAGGACCTAAGAAGATAAATGAACCAACTGGTTTGTTTTTATCTTTAATTCCAATTCTATTTCTTTTGATTGCTTTAATAACTTTAGTTACTGCTTCATCTTGACCAATAACTTTACCCATTAACTCTTTATCTAAGTTCATTAATCTTTTACTTTCTTGTGTAGATATTTTTGTTAACGGAATACCAGTCATCATTGAAACCACCTCAGAAATAATTTCAACACCAACTTCAGTAACTTTTTTATCTAAAGTTGATTGCCATTCAGCCATTACTTTTTCTAACTCTTCAGTGATTTTTTTCTCATCATCACGAAGTTTAGCTGCTTCTTCATATTTTTGTTTTTTTACAACATCTTTTTTCTTTTCGTTGATTTCTTTAATTTTTGATTCTAATTCTTTAATGTTTTCTGGTTTTTCAACACCAACATTAGTTGTTGCACCAGCTTCATCCAATACATCAATAGCTTTATCTGGCATAGACCTATCCATGATATATCTAGCAGATAATTTAACACATTCTTCAATTGCTTCGTCAGTGTATTTTACTTTATGATGATTTTCATATTTTTCTTTGATATTGTTTAAGATAACTTTTGTTTCTTCCAATGTTGGTTCTTCAACAAGTACTTGTTGGAAACGTCTAGTCAACGCACCATCTTTCTCAATGTTTTCTCTGTATTCATCTAATGTTGTTGCACCAATTACTTGCAGCTCACCACGTGCTAAAGCTGGTTTAAAGATGTTTGAAGCATCTAGTGAACCAGAAGCATTACCAGCACCTACAATTGTATGTAACTCATCTATAAACAAGACAACATCTGGATTTGCTTTACATTCTTCTAGAACAGCTTTCATTCTTTCTTCAAACTGTCCACGATATTTTGTACCAGCAACAATTGACGCTAAGTCTAAACTATAAATTTTCTTGTTGATTAATGTTCTAGGTGCGTTACCGTCTTTAATAAGTTGAGCAAGTCCTTCAACAATAGATGTTTTACCAACACCAGGCTCACCTATCAAAACTGGATTATTCTTTTTTCTTCTAGATAAAATTTGAGATACTCTTTTGATTTCTTTTTCACGACCAACAACTGGGTCAATTTCACCTTTTTCAACAGCTTTAGATACATCTCTACAGAAATTATCTAACACTGGAGTTTTACTTTTGTTTTCAACAATTTTACTTTTCTTTCTAAAACTTTCAGTTTCGTCATTATCATCATCAATTGAACTGTTAGTAAACTTATCACCAGATGGTGAATCTAACTTAACAATTCGTCTAAAATCGTAATAGTTTAACCCAATTTTGCTTAAAAATTCAGAAATATTATTTTTATTGTTCAACATAACTAATAGTATATGTTGCGTGTCAATCATGTTATGATTTAACTCTTCACATTGTTTTTCTAATTCTTTGATTAACGTTTTTGTTTCATCTGAAAATGGTAACGTTTTTCTAGTGCTAGTATAACCTCTAGGTGTTAAATCATTTTTTCTAATAAAATCAGAAAACTTATCATATAAATCTATAACATCAAGTTTAAAATGGTCTTTTAACATTTTTGTACACGTGTTATCATTGTCTGCTAATATAGATAAAAGGATATGTTCTGGTCTTACTTTAACATCTTCAAAAGCTTTAGCTTCTCCAGCTGATTTGCTCATAATCTGTTTTACTTTTGGGTAAACTTCTCTATTCATAATTTATATTTAATTTAGTTTAATTATGTGCAAAAATACATATAATTTTTTAATTAGTCAATCTTGACTTCTAACATAAATATTAGTATATTTGTATAAAAAGTAAATAATGAATTCAAATATTATACCTACCTTTAGAAAGGTTGAATTGTTAGTCAAAACAGTTGTAAATGACGTAGTTATGCCTTCGTTAAGTAAGGTTGAATTTGAAGATGCTGGAATGTTCATAACTGGTAACTACGTGGTAATCACCACGAAAGAATATAATGAAGAGATTAAAGAAGTTATCCAAACATCAAAAATATTTCATTTAAATGAGATAAATTCTTATAGAACACATAATAAAAAATAAATAAAAATAAAAAAGTATGATTTTAAAAAGAAAAGAAAAAGACGGAATCGTAAAAGCAATTTATTCGTCATCAAACATTTGTGCATCGGTTTACAACACTGTTACAAATGAATTAACAATTATTTTCAGTAATGGAGGCCAATACAAATACGTTGATGTTGCAGCAACTGATTACATGCGTTTTGAAACAGCAGATAGTCAAGGTTCAGTGTTAAACACAAACATCAAAAAATACACTAGCAGCAAATTGGATAATGTTGACACAACTGAAATATTAAAAGAAGTAGAACAAATTAAAGATTTAGAAGTATCACAGATTACACCAGATGCTGCTGTAAAAGAAATGTTACAAAACATGAGTGATATTATCAGCAACTATTTGAAAAATGGTAATGTAACAACAGCTTCATTAACTGGATTAAAAGATAAAATTTCAACTTTTGAAAAAGTTAAAAATTTAAAACCAGAAATTGTCCATGAATAATCTAGATAAAACTTATACAGATTTATTAAAAGACATTTTAGAAAATGGTACTCAGAAAGGTGATAGAACTGGAACGGGTACCATTTCTGTCTTTGGGAGACAAATTCGTCACAAAATGAGTGATGGTTTTCCACTTCTTACAACAAAGAAGATGTATATGAAAGGTATTATAACTGAACTTATATGGTTCTTACGTGGTGATACCAACATCAAATACCTTTTGGATAATGATTGTCATATTTGGAATGGTGATGCTTATAAGAACTATTGGAATAGTATAGAAACCTCAGAATATGATGGATTTGGGCCTACATCAATTAAGTTACCAACATTAACACAAGAAGAATTCATCAACAAAATCAAAACAGATGATAAGTTTGCTAATAAGTGGGGTGATTTAGGTCCAGTATATGGTAAGCAATGGAGAAGTTGGGGTGGTATAGATACAGACTCATTTTTAAATACAGATAATATTGAAGACCCATTATTAGGTGGTAGAGGTTTATTTTTTAAAGAATATGAGATAGACCAAATCGCAAACCTAATCAATGACCTTAAAAACAATCCAGATTCAAGACGTTTGATGGTAAACGCTTGGAATGTTGGAGAATTAGATTCAATGGTACTTCCACCTTGTCATTATGGATTTCAAGTTTATACAAGAGAATTGAGTTTGGAAGAAAGAAAAGTTATTGCTAAAAAAGTATTACCAATATTAAATACATTTTTAGGAAACCAAAGTGAAGAAGGTTGGATAGAACAATGTGAAAAATTAAATATCCCAACCAGAGCAATTTCATTAATGTGGAATCAACGTTCAGTGGATACATTCTTAGGTTTACCATTCAACATTGCTTCTTATGGATTGTTATTGGAAATCATTGCAAAAGAAGTTAATATGGTTCCAGATGAATTAATAGGGAACTTGGGTGATGTTCACTTGTATTCAAATCATGTTGAACAAGCCATGGAACAGATTGGTAGATACTTGAGAGTTGATGAAAGAGTTTGTATGTGTTATGAGAATCCTAAATTGGATTTAAGTAGATTACAAGAAGGAATGAGTGATGAAAAATTCACAAAAGTGTGTGATGAGTTTGAAATACCCAAAAGAACTAGAGAACCATATCCATTACCTACACTAAATATTAAACTTCATTTTAATAATGAACCATCATTTGTTCCAGAACAATGGTTGATTGATGATTTTGAAATAATAGGTTATAAAGCCCACCCAACTATAAAAGCACCATTATCAAATTAAAAATTAAAAATATATGCCAGAAAGAAGCGACAATTATAGTGACTTAATTCCTCACCATAGAAGGAAAACAAAAGTTAAGGTTAGATTTCCAAATGAATCTTATTTTGAAGAAATGGAAATTAATATTAGTGAATTTAAACCATCAACTGAATTTGACGATGAAGTATTCGGTTGGTATGGTGATATATACATATCAATAAAGAAAGACAAATAAAAAGCACCCAAAAGGTGCTTTTTTTATTTTTTTACAATATTTATAATTAAATATAATAAAATGGCAAAAATAAATGAAGTACATAGTGTAATAGTTCCAGCTAATGCTGCCAATTTAACAGCACATACTTATTCTGAATTGTATGGTGGCCCTTCTGGTTGTTCTATTGTTTTGAATGGATTAACTATGAATATGGGTGGTGCATCAAGTATTTATATAAACATAAATTCTGTAAGTGGCGGTACTGGATGTTACTTACTAGGTGTTAATAAAGATGTTATATTAGGTAGTACATCTTTTAAATAAAAAACAAATTAAACATATGAAAAATAAAAATTTAATCAATCCAATTGGTCTTAAAGGTAACGAAATTCATGAGCGTCAATTAGCACTTATGGGTATTAAACCTTTGAATGAAAATGAAAATAAATCTAACCATGCTGTTGAATTAACTAAAGTTGGTCCAGATGGTAATGCTTATGCTATCGTTAGAGAAAACCATGAATATTACATCAAAAAAACTGACAAAACAACTGGTTTAGTTTTAGAAGATTTCAAATATATTGGTGGTCTACAAAACAAAAAATCTGAAGCTTATCCTTCATATGCTAAAGCAATCAAACAATTAAATTTAAAATTCAAATCATTATCTGAATCTTATAACAGAGGTGGTGATATTAACGTATTTGAAGATGATAATTTATTAGAACACCACACTGGTATGAAAGATAACGCTTCATTAAGTGCTACTAAAGGTGTTGGTGACAATACAGAATATATTGTTGATAAAGCTGGTACTCCGTTATCCAACAAAGCTAAAGAAGGTAAAGAAGAAGGTCAATTCGGTGACAATGTTGCTGATAAAGATGCTGCTGATGAATTTGAAAAAGTAAACGTTAGCGAAGCATTTGGTATGGGCTTTACTGGTGAAGGTAATTTACATGGGAATAAAGCATACATGGGTGATGACATGGAAATGACTGAAGAAGAGATGGCTATTCAAGAAATAATAGATAGAATGGCAGAAGAAGAAAAAGAATACTCTGATAAACAAAAAGATTTAGCTGCTTTAGGTGGTGACCCAACAAAAATTGATGGTGAAGATTTCGCTAAATTAAGAGGTGGGGTTGAGTTGGAAGAAATTACAGTGTCTTCAAGTCAAGTTCATGACTCAATGAGTGTAAATGCATTAGAAAAAGTATTAGATTATTATAGAGATTTATACCGTAATTCTAACGGTAATGAAAACATTAAAAATTTAATGGATGACACAGAAGGTAAGTTAAGAGTTTTAAAAACACCAACTACGTCTTCAGTTAAAACAGATGTTGGTCCTTATGGTCATAGTTTAGAAGAATCTATCAATAGATTAGATACACTTTTAGATGGTGAATTAAAAAAAAAAGCACTAAAGTAAACGAAGATACAAAATACAAGCTGAAAGTTGATGCTCCAGCAGCACCAGCTCCAGCTGAACCTATTTCCGAACCAGCTGATGAGGCTGGTTTTGGTGATTTTGGTAGTGAGGAAGAACCAGTAAAAGACGATAAGCCATTTGATGATGAGCCTTTTGACGCTGGTGTTGAAGCTGACGAAGATACCGACCCAAAAAAATTCATTCAACAACTTTCTGGAAAATTAGGTGAAGCACTTAGAGGTTATACAAAAGAACAAGGTAAACCAGATTTTGAGTTAGAAAAGTTTGCAATTAATTCAGTTATTTCAGCAACAAACACTGCTGAAATGGATGAAGAAGATAGAAAAGATATAATCAAAAAAATTAATACATCTGGTGATGATGGTGAAGATAATGAAGATATTAATGCTGATAATCAAGATGATTCCAGCGATGATTCTGGCGACTTTGGCGATTTCGGTGATGACACTGGTGGTGGCATGCCAGATGATACTGCTGATGATGAAGAAGGGTTACAAGAACTTTCAATCTATGAAAACTTATTCTTAGATGAACCAAAAAGAAATGAAATGTTTCAACCAAAATCTAATGATTACATGTTTGAAGATGGTGGTTGTTGGCATAATGCTGAAAGAGTACCTGGAACTAAAAAAGGTGCAAAAGGTTCTTGTAGATTAAAAAAGTTAGAAGAATCTGAAGGTTTATGGGCTAACATACACGCTAAACATGATAGAGGTGAAGCACCAGCAAAACCAGGTGATAAAGGTTATCCAGACAAAAAAACATGGGATGAATTAACAGAAACACATGAAAATATGGAAGGTGAAGAATCACCTACTAGATATATGTTTTTCAGTAATTTAGAGCAAATGAGAAGACAAGCTGGTTTGATGTTAGATTTAGATGAAGGTAAAATTGAGGCAATATTAAATAGTGGTCATGATTGGGCTGCTGACCATATTGCTGAAGCAAAAAACAACATGGACCAAGTGTTTGATTTCTTAATGAATGAGACTAAAAGTGGTGATGCATGGAAATCTGTTGATATGGAAGACCATGAAGATGCATTGGAATACGATGGTTCTACTGAAGGTGGTTACGAAGATGATTATGGTTCAGTTGAGAATATTAATTTGAATGAAGCCGAATATCAAGGTAGAAAAGTTAAATTAGGAAAACCAACCAAAGGTGATTCTAAAAAATTCAAAGTTTACGTTAAAAACAGTAAAGGTAATGTTGTTAAAGTTAATTTTGGTGACCCTAAAATGGAAATCAAAAGAGATAACCCAAAAAACAAAAAATCATTTAGAGCTAGACATAAATGTTCACAAGCTAAAGATAGAACAACACCTAAATATTGGTCTTGTAAAATGTGGTCATCAACTCCAGTTTCAAAAATTGTTGGTGAAGACTTGAAAGAATCGATAAAAAGTAGTATATTTGATAAAAAATATCTAACTATGAAAATTCAAGAAACTTTTAATCATGCAGAGCCAATGGTTGAACCACAAGTTAAACCACAAGTTAAACCTAACCCAAGTGAAGTTAAACCTAATGATTTACCTAGCAGAAGAAACAAACCGTATACTATTGAACCTAATACGTTGCCAAAAACAGACCCAAAAGCAAGTAAATAATGAAAGATTTGTTTTTAATTTACATGAATAAAATAGGTAAGGACTACAAAGAAAACTACCTATACGAATTTATATTTTCAGACTCAATAGTTGATATTGATGGAGATGACTGGGATACTTTTCCAGCCTCTGGAAGACCATCAGCACCACACGACCATTTTATTAAAAAGGTTGGTAGGTTAGAGTCTGAAATTAAATTTGATGTAATACAAGATAGCGATACTTTTGCTGTTTGGGATGCCATAGATGGTGTTATAGCATTAGCATGGGAAAACATCAACGCATATGATTCTTACCCAGAAAAACGAATTTGCTTTAAATTTGGTGAACCAATAAGTGTAGTTGAAACTAAACTTTATGAAAAAGACCTAACATTACAATATAATAAAAATAATCATGAAAAACAAAAATAAACTACAAGAAGCTTTAGGAGATGATGGTACTACTGTTTTTACACCGAAAAATGAATTAGCATCAACTGTTGACGCTTTAAAAGGTAAAAAAGTAGATATCCAAGTAACACCAGACTCATTATTCAATGAAGAAGAAGATATTGATGCTGTTATTGAACCACAAGACCAAGCAACAATAAAATATTTATCAAATGTGGTTGATGACAAAACTGGTAAAATATCACAACCATTTGCTATTGGTGACAAAAATTACAGAATGGTTAGAGGGGTTAAACCTAATAAAGAAGTTGTATTGTCAGTTATGTGTTTAGAGGACAGAAACATTTATGAAGTTGAGCATTTTGAAAAAGAAGTTGCATTACCAATGAAAGAAATGTTAGAGAAAGAAAACACACAACATGTTGCTAAAGATGATATTGATGAGATAAAAGAAATGGGTTTATCTGAATATAAACACTATGTTGTCAATGAAAAAAGTAATAGTTTTAAAAAATTCAAAACAATCCAAGAATTAGTTAAGAACGGATTAAGTGAAGAAGAAAAATATATGAATCTAAGAGAATTTAAAAAATTCTATGAAGGTAAAGTGTTTGGTAAAAAACAAATAACTGATGAAGGTTCAGAACAATAATAAAGTTATAATAAATAAGTAAATGAGTAATTATAAAAAAATAGCAGAAGAAGCACTTAAAAAGTCATTATTAGGTAAGCAATTGAAAGGTGAAAAAAGATTGAATGAATCTGTTGTTTATCCAGAAAATATTTCTGAAAGAATGAATTCTAAATTAGAAGAAGATTTAATCAAAAGAAACCATTCTTTAGGTAATAATGCTGCGTTGCCAGAAGGTGATGATTCATCATTTGAAGAAAAAGTAATGGGTGAAAGATTTTCTGAAGTAGTTAAAAGATATAAAAGAGTATTTGAGTGTGACTATGTTAACGAAACAGATGTAATGAGAAATTCATTACCTTTAGTTAAAGAAACTATTGAGTTAGAGAAAAAACACAAAAAGAAGTTAGAAGAACTGGCAGTTAAAATGATTAGAGAAGAATTTGACATGTCAGAAGATATTGTTGAAATAAACGCTGAGTTAACAACTGAAATCAATATTGAGGGGACTAAGAAAAACCCTAGACCTATTATTTCCGAAGTTGAGTTTGAGAATCATGATGAATTAACTAATGCTAACAAAGAAGTTTATAAACGTAGATTTCTTAACGCTATGATACAAGGTTCAGCTAAAAAATGTAATCACATGTATCACATGGTTGATGATGAGTTATCTGATTTGGACCCTAAATTACCTAACAAATATTCAAAACTAATGGCTAACGCTGATTACATGTATTACATAATACCAAATATGGAAAACGGTGTTAGTGGTGGTGTAGTTAGAGTTGATTTCCCTACAAGTGAAAACCCTAAATGTGTTATAACAGCACAAGCTATGGTTTTCCCAGTGCTTATCCATGAATTAGTTAAAGGTGTTATGGAAATACTTTCAGCACATGGTTTACCAAAAGATAAAAAAATTGGTAAGTTTGTTGTTGATAAAGCAGATTTCTTAGCAGCTGAACCATGGGATATGCGTTTAGGTCCAGCACTTTGGTCTCGTTTTACAAATTTATTTGAAGCTGACGATTTCTCTTTAAAACACCATGTGTTTAGTGAATTATCAGCGTTGCCAGTAGATGAGTTTAACATGAAAATGAAAGAAGTAATGGCTAATACAAAACAAGGTAAAAAAATTATAACTGATATTGTAAATGAAGTTAAACATGGTTTACAAGAAGAAGAGGCAATGAACGAACTTAATAGTTACAACGAAGCAAATTCCGATGGTTATTCCGATGATGAAGGGTTTGATATTGAAGACCTTATGAATGATACTAACAATGATGATTCCGATGGTGATGGTTTTACTGATGAAGGGTTTGATATTGGTGAATTATTTTAAATTAAACTAACATAAAATAATAGTAAGGGCCCTTAGTTAGGGCCCTTATTTATTTATAATAAACGATTTTGTTTAGTTTGAACATATTTATTAATAAATTGAATTAATTTTATGTTAACTAGACAAGAAATATTTAAGGAATATGCTAGGTGTTTAACTAACCCAATTTATGCTATTGAAACATATTTGGAGACGTTTGATAAAACGCAAGAAGGTTTCGTACCTTTCAGATTATTTCCTAGACAAAAAGAAATTATATCCGCATACGAAAAGAATAGATTTAACATCGTAACTAAACCTAGGCAAGCTGGTGTATCAACAACAACAGCTGCTTATATGTCAATAAAAGTTGGTTTTGCTGACGCAGATAACCCAGAAGCGATTCTAATCATTGCCAATAAGCAAGAGTTAGCTTTCGAGTTCTTAGCTAAAATTAAAGACTTTTTAGGTCAATTACCTAGATGGGTTTGGGGTAATGAATATTACGGTAATGCTAAAAACGAAGGTAAATCTATATTCCTTACGGATTCTAAAAAAGAAATCAAATTACCTAATGGTAGTCGTGTAAAAGCGGTAGCAACATCAAAGGATGCATTAAGGGGTTTTACACCTACATTCTTAATCATGGACGAGGCTGCATATATTGATAATGGTGCCGAAGTATTTGGTGCTGCACTTACAGCATTAGGTACTGGGGGTAGAGCAACGCTTATTTCCACACCTAACGGTATGGATGCGTTGTATTACAAAACATACGACCAAGCTAGAAACAAAAAGAACAACTTCAACATCATTGAAATGAAATGGTATGAAGATTTACGTTACAATAAGGATTTAAGATGGTATAAGGGGGATGACACTGAAATAGAATATGAATTTACATTTGCATCTTATAACGCTCGTATAGCCGAAGGTTGGAAACCTACATCTTCATGGTATGAAGAAATGTGTAGGGGTATGAATAATGACGCTAAAATGATTGCACAAGAGCTTGATGTATCATTTATCGGTTCTGGGGGTAACGTAATCAATGAAGAGTATATTGAATTTCATGAGAAACACAATGTTATGATACCTAAATTCACTAGTGGTTTAGAACAAGAGATATGGGTGTGGGAAGAACCTCAAGAAGACCATCAATATATTATGGGTGTGGACGTTTCTAGGGGTGATGGAGAGGATTCATCAACTATTGTTATCATAGATTTTACAACTATGGAACAAGTAATGGAGTATCAAGGTAAAATACAACCAGATTTATTGGCTCAAATAGTTGAAGAATACGGTGAATTATACAAAGCATATACAGTTGTCGATGTTACTGGTGGTATGGGTGTTTCTACGGTATTGAAACTATTGGAATTTGAATACAAAAGATTGCATTATGATGATTCTAGTGGTAAAATATTATCTGCTAGACAAAGAGAGTTGACATCATATAACAAACAAAACAAAATACCAGGTTTCCACGCAACAAACGTGCGTCTACCAATGATTTCAAATTTAGAGTATAAGATAAGAACCAATGCTGTTAAGATACGTTCTAGTCGAATTATTTCTGAAATGAAAACATTTATTTATAAAAATGGTAGACCAGACCACATGGAAGGTTATCATGATGATTTACTTATGTCATTGGGAATGGCTTTGTGGGTTATGGAACATTCATTTAAGAATTTAGAAAGATTAGAAAAACAGACAAAGGCAATTTTGTCTAGTTGGGTAACTTCTAGTAATGTTCAATCATCCCCAACAAGAACAACAATAAACCCAGAAACAAAGAAACCAGAAACTAAAATAAACCCTAATCACGCAGCATATAAAAATGTTCAAGACCCTAAAGGTGAATATGCATGGTTATTCGGTAAAATGAAATAAAAATTATAACAATGGCAGCAAGATTTATTAGAAAGAATTTATCAAATTATATTTACAGTTGGTCACCACTACCTAACGATTTTGGTTCTGGTAAAAATAACCGAGATAACGATAATGCAAATAAAAATTATTGTACCGCAATCCCTTTTTCTAATGGTGAAGATTGGATTACAACTTATGCTTATTTAGATGTATATGTTGGTTCGACAATAAAACGTGAAGCTTATGTAGCTTGCGATTATGTGGAATAACTATTTAATTTATTAAAGATTTAAGTATATTTAAAGAAAAAGAAAAGATGGCAAATAAAAATTTAACAATATTTCAAAAACTAAACCAAGTTATTAGTCCAGATGGTGTAAAGTTGCAACCAAAAGACTCAACTAAAAGATATAACATTGGTTCTAGTGAGTTATTAAAAACAACTAGTCGTGAGGAATTTGAAACAACAAAATTACAAGCTCAACAAAATAAATATTTAGGACAAGTTTGGAAAAAAGTTGAGAATGGAATGTTTCAACAATCTATAAACTATGAAACAACTCGTATTGGTTCGTACTCTGATTTTGAATCAATGGAGTTTTATCCAGCTATTGCGGCAGCGTTAGATGTGATGATGGAAGAATCAACTACTGTAAACAGAGTTGGTAAAATGTTGAATGTTTATTCTGATAGTAAACGAATTAAAGGTATATTAGAAGATTTATTTTATAATCGATTAGACATACATACATCATTACCTATGTGGACTAGAAACACATGTAAGTATGGTGATAACTTTGTATTTTTAAATATAAATGATAGAGATGGTATTATTGCTGCAAAACAAATGCCTAACTATGAAATGGAAAGACGTGAAGGTAGTTTGTTTGACCTAATCACTGGTAGAGAAAAAAATAAACCAGAAGATGAAGCTTCAGACAAAGTTAAATTTTATTGGAGAGGTCGTGATGTTGAATTTAATTCATGGCAAATGGCACATTTTAGATTACTAGGTGATGATAGACGTTTACCTTATGGTACATCTGTATTAGAGAAGGCTAGACGTGTATGGAAACAGTTATTGTTATCTGAGGATTCAATGCTTGTATATCGTGTGACTAGAGCTCCAGAAAGACGTGTTTACAAAATATATGTTGGTAACATTGATGATGCTGATGTTGAACAATATGTAAATGCAATTGCTGATAGGTTTAAACGTATGCCAATCATTGACCCACAAACTGGTCAAATTGATTTACGTTACAATCAGTTATCTAATGACCAAGATTTCTTTATTCCAGTTAGGGATGAGTCTGCACCAAACCCAATTGATACGTTGCCAGGTGCATCTAACTTGGACCAAATTGCGGATATTGAATATTTAAGAGGTAATTTATTTACAGCATTACGTGTACCTAAACCATTCTTAGGTTTTGATGAAACATCTGGTGAAGGTAAGAACTTAGCTTTACAAGATATTCGTTTCTCTAGAACTATTAATCGCATTCAACAATCAATGATTCAAGAATTAAATAAGATTGCAATTATTCACTTATACATATTAGGTTTTGAAGATGAATTGGATAATTTTTCATTAACACTTAATAACCCATCAACTCAAGCAGAGATGCTTAACGTTGAACATTTACAACTTAAAATTACAGCTCTTAAAGATGCTGTGTCTGATATTGGTAACGGATTTGGTGCTATGTCATGGACACGTGCTCATAGAGAAATTTTAGGATGGTCTGATGATGAAATCAAACAAGACTTACTTGAACAACGTATGGAGAAAGCAGCAGCTGCTGAATTGGCTAATACTGCTAATGTTATTAAACATACTAGAATGTTTGACGAAGTTGATAATATTTTTGGTGACATTGAAGCTGCTAAAGCTGGCGGTGGCGGTGCACCAGAAGAAGGTGGTGATGCTGCTGGAGGCGGAGGCGGAGGCGGAAGCTTCGGTGGTGGTTTCGGAGGTGGAACAACTGGTGGTGAAGATTTAGATTTTGGTGATGAAACACCAGCAGAAGGTGAAGCACCAGCAGAAGGTGAAGCACCAGCAGAAGAGGGTGCTGCTCCAGAGGAACCAGCTCCAACTCCAACTATAACTGAATCATTGAATAGGTTGAATAATTTATTAACAGAAAGAAAAACTACCTTATCAAAAACTTTAGATAACCGTAAAAGAAAATATAAAAACAGACATTTAGATGTTCTTGTTGAAAGTATTAATTCTGATAACGAAGTTAAATCTGAAAAAGTTAAAATATACGATAAGAATTTAAAAATAAATTCTGAATTAGATAATATTATAGATGACATCGATAAAATGTTAGA